TATGACAAATTGTCAGGTCCCCAACCTTAATATAAAGGTTAAAATTTTCATCTCCGTCAGTAATTGACGTATTTAAAATTGCTGGATTCTCAGAAATTTCATATTTGTTGTCTAACATATAGACCACCGATCTCATTTTCAAATCATATTGTAATTTACGACATACCATACTCATATGGTCATAAAAATCCTCAGATTTGTGGGCATTTTTGTTAAATCCTTTAACATTAAAAAAACGTTGTACTACAATGTTATCATTACACATTAATAGGAATTCAACTTTTGTTACATCTTGATCTTTCATTTTGTTTTTGTTTTTACTTTTTGTTTCTAAATTTTGTTTTTTCTTTTCTTGATAATTTTAAAAATGGTTTTAAAAAATTAACCCAAGAGTCATCACCTTTTGGTAGGTATTTGAAGAACCCGTCATCCATCATCATTCTAATTAGGTTTCTATGCCCTCTCCCATCGGGATCCATCGATTCAGAGTAATATTCCCTAACCATTTCTTTACCCTCTTCGTTAATTAAAGGTTCTGACAAATCTACGAGTTTTTTATTGATTTTAAAAAAATCATCACCCATAATACCTTCTTTGGTTTTTCCACTGAGTAGATTCCCTAAAACAACATTTTTTTGTTGTTCTTTTAACAATAACTCACCCTTTGTTAAAATATCGGTTAAAGATATCTCCGAATCAAGTATTTCAGGGAAAAACTTAATTAAAGTTTTCTCACCCATTAAACTTATTCCATCAATGTTATCCGACGTATCTCCAGCAAGGATCTTAAATGTCATAACATTATAATGAGGAATTGAACAATCTTTAAATTTAATGTTGTCCCCAAATCTATAATATGACTTTAAGTTTGGTGAATAGATTAATACCTTTTCTGAAATTAATTGAGTTAAGTCTTTATCACTTGAGAATATCGTTTTCTCTTCATCTAAAGAGATTTGACAATAGTAGGCAATAAGATCATCCGCTTCCGAATTTTCAACCTCTAATTGTCTTATAAACATCTCTTCAAGATATTGTTTAACCCTTGTTTTTTGTTTGTTAAATGAATCTGTCTTCTCCTCATCATTAGGAGAAGACTTACGATTCATCTTATATTTTGGATATATTAATTTTCTTTGTGATGAGTTTGTATCACTATCCCAAAAGACCATAACTTTATTAAAATTAGTTTCTTCTAAAAATTTACGAATTGTGTTAAGAAAATGCCAAGTCCCACCAATGTGTTCACCATTATTATAAAAATCCTTAACTCCGTGAAATCCTATTTTTAATAAATTGTTACCATCAACAATTAATGTTTTGACCATTTAAATTTTTTAAGTCGTTTGAAATACTTTTTACTCGTCAGAGTCATCATCAGATTCATCCAAAGAATAATCTGAATACCCTAATTTTGTTTCCCAATAATCAGAATATTCTTTCTTATAGTTATCCAAAGATTCTTTTGTGTCTGTAATATAACCTTGTGGTACTGCGATGATCTTACCATCTTTATACCCAAGACCATTAACGTGATTTTTTAATATTGAAATCTTAGTTCTAATTGCAAACGATACTTTTCTACCATTCTTAGTTGCATCAATGTGACTAATACCTGCTTTTTTCTGATTACCAAATAAGAACACTAATGATGATGCCAACCATACCGCTTCACCACCTTTGGCCTTAATTTCAGGTTGTCCAAATGGATTATCAGGAAGTAACACCCAAGGTTGATTTAAAATAACCAAAGTGTTGTAATACGGATATTCTTCTTTTTTAGATTTTGAAATCCTTGAATGAATTCCCATACCAATTTTATCTGCTAATACTTTTGCGTTGTGCATTCCACCACCTTTACCATCAAAAGTCATCTGACAAGGTATACTACCGATACTATCCCACAAAAATAATAAACTATAAGGAATATCACCTTTTTCTTGAGCATCAAGAATATCATTAATAAATTCAGTTGCTTGTTCAATCACATCAAACGAATCGTTAAAAATAAACATACCATCATACTCACCAAGTTCGTTTTTTTCTGCCTGTAACCCTAATTCAATAGCGTGTTCCCAAGACCATTTTTTCTCAGTAATAATAAGAATAGGTAAATGTCCTTTTTTCTGAGCGTCTGCTGCGGCAAGGATCATTGCCGTTGTTTTTGAAGTATTTGAATGCCCTAAAAACATATTTATACCCCCCATAATAGGTCCCGGTAATCCAGATGACCCCAAAAAAGCCTCTCCAAGATTATAAAAACTTTCTGGCTTGTATTTTGTTTTTGTTGAGTACTTACCTTTGATTGTCTCTAAAGATATTTCTCTTTTTCTTATCGCCATGTTATTGTGTAATTGCTGAATTATATTTACGAATTTTTTCCAATGACTCAAGTTTATCTTGTGCATTAGCGAATTTTTCAACCAACTTATCCATTTCTTCAAGATGTTGTGGGTGTTCACCAATACCAACAGGTGAAGTTAAATAAACTAATAATGTTGCCTCCGCTTCTGCCATTTCACTACGGTATTTTAAGGACAACGCCTCATACATTTTTTCTGCTATTTTGCTCATTTTTTTTTGATTTTAAAAAATATGGACACTCAGTATTTCCAAGTGTCCATATTAAAGTTTAATTAGAATGGTAAATCTTCGTCAACTTCTTGATTAGACTGAGGATCAGCCTTTTTAACTTCAGACTTTACACTTCCACCCATAGAAATCTCTTCTTCTTGATTATTTGAGTAGATGTATTTTCCTGCGTCAGTGTCCCAACGTGGAGTTTCACCTCTTGCAATTGATTCAAGATATTCAACAGGTTTCTTAGAGTATACGTTCTCCCAAGTCAACTCATTGTTGACCCATGTTGATGATTGTTCAGCATCTTCATGTGTTGGTGCCGGATCGTCATACATAACGGTTTGGATAACCGTATACGTTGCTCCTTTTGGGGTTTTTGCCTTTGTAAGTTCAAGGATTAAGTCACGACCAGTATCAGAGTCAGTAACATCACCTTTTGCTTTCCAAATTGGAATAATTTTGTCAAGGATTCCTTCTTGTTTGTAATTGTGTTTAAATCTCCAAAATTTAACACCATCTTCTTCGTGGTCACGGTCAATTACTTTAACAATATAAAACTTACGTGCCTTGTATTGTGTTGCTAATTGTTTGTCGGATTCACGACCTGTTGACATTAACTCGTCATATACCTCATTCAAAGGTGAACGTTCGTTGTCATTTTTTCCTGGATCATAGAACTTCTGCCATTTGCCATCAACATTGATTTCGTGAAACCAAACTTCCTTAAAAGGAGATGATCCATCAGTTGTAGGTAAAATACGGATTGTTCGTTGACCTTGTTTTTCGTTATCCTTAAGGATTGCTGCGAAATACTTTTTCATTCTTTCTTCTTGTGTGAATTTTGAAGTGGAAGAAGAACCACTTTGTTTTGAACTCTCATACTGAGCCAAAACTGCATCTAAAACATTGTTTGTCGCCATTTTGTATATATTTATTAAAGGTTTACGTAGAAAATATAGTTATAAAAAGTAGGGTAGTCAATAAAATATTTAAAAAAAACTTGAGAGGGACATTGATGTCCCTCTCTAAAGTATTACATCATATTTGTGTCTTCGTCGTCGTAATTATTAAATGAAGTTTCAACATCATTTGTAGAGTAATTATTAGCATCATCAGTTGTTAAAACATATTCATTTTTACCCGATTTTTCCATATCAGGTTCTTTGTCTTGAAAGAAGTCAGATAATTTTTGGTTAAAAGGACCTGAATCTAAACTTCTTAGTTCTAATTTCTCTTGTGGAGTTTTTGGTCTAAATTTATCAAACTTAGTTTCTAAGTTATTTATGGTTGTTACCAAACCATCCATTTCACCTAATTTTTCCTCAAGAGTTTTTAGTTGAGCAAATAAGTTATCAAAATATTCTTCTTGTTTTTGTTCCATATTTTTTTGACTCTTAACTAAATCTGTAACATCTAATTCTTCTTTGTTTTCTTCTTCTTCTCCCTCAGCACCAAGTTCTTCTACCTCAGGGTCGGTTGCAATATCAATAGGTGCTGCCGGTGGAATTGGAGCAACTGCGTTAGGGTCTGTGGGCGCAGCATTAGGATCTGCTGGAGGTGCCATAGGATCTACAGGTGGTGCCATAGGATCTACAGGTGGTGCCAACGCTGGATCTAATGCCGGATCAACTTGTTCAATTATGTATTTGTTAATAGAATTAAATCTACTTATTTCTTTTAATATTTTTTTATCTATTGCCATGATTATCCGTTTAATAATTGTTTAATTCCTGTTTTAGTTTCTACTTGGATTTTTTTGAATGTGTTCATAGTATTATCAACTCTCTCAATTAATCCATCTTTTATTCTAAGCGTATAACAATCTCCAGTGTCTAAGTCACAAACTTCTTTGTACCCATTACCTTTATCTTTCTCTGACACTCTTGTGTTTTTACCCAAGTAGTTGTCTAAAATTAATTTTGTATCCATAATTGTTTTTATTTATAAATATCTAGTTATTCAATAAAATTAATTTAATGACCTATATATATCTACAGACTGTTTTACTTTATTTTGTAATGTGTTTTTATCTTGTTCCGTCATTTCAGTATAAACATTATCAGGTTGTATTTTAGGATACTTAGTTACATATAGTTGAACTATCTCCTCATCGGTAGCGGTTTTTATTAAAGATAAACTATCTTTAAATCTACCAATTGCAAAATCCACAAATTTTTCAGCAGATATAAATGATACTATAGGTATATTCAAATTAGTACCCCTGGATAAACAATAGAATTTTTTATTAGTTGTCGACGCTAATATTGCCCCATAAGTTTCAGTTAAATTAATGGTACTATAATTATTCTCATAAGCTTTCATTCCACTTGATGATGCCGAATCTAAATAAATAAACGAGAATAAAACTCCTGATAATTTTACAAAATTTTCATTTGGAGTTGTAGCCCCACCACTTGTGGTTACTTTTGGTATTCCACTTGCAACAATCCTATCTTCAAGTAATTTTTTAAAGTCCTTATATGATATTTGAGTTGATATTGGGTTATCTAATGGTGTATATCCAACATAACCACTATTAATTTTATCAGAACAATCTTGATTTTTAGTTATTGTATCAGTACCAGTTACATTTGAAACCACATTATTTTTTTGGAATATTACGTTTTCAGGTGAAGATTTGGCTTTCTCCTCATTTGCTTTTACTTTTTCTTGTAATTTAGAAATTATATCCAAACTTAAAGATTGTATAAAACTATCAATTTTAGGTAAACTATAAAAAGGTTGTCTTATACCTTTAAATGTCGTACTAAATTCACCTTCACTAATCTGATGAGTTACCGAAGTAATCATATATGGTCCTGAGAACATAGGTATGTTTCTTACATTAAAATACATCATAGGTTGTATAAGAGCATTACCCATCATATCCACAGAACATTCGTAACTTCTATTTCTATATAAGTTATATAAAGATACGTTTTGAGAGCCTGTACTTCTATTTCTACTTTGGTTGGCCATTTGATTTAACATTTCCAAAGATTCTGCAGTAGGTTTCCCAACATCTTGACCAACACTAAAGTTTTTAAATATTTGTTGATTTTGATTACTAATATCAATATTAAATCCAACTACCTTATTTGATTTATCCCAATTCTTTTTGTTAGATTGACTTTCAACCAATGGATTATCACTTGCTCGTCTAAGGTCAAACGCATCGTCTCTAAATCTATAATCAACGTTGTCTTTCATATCCACATATTGACTAGGTTTGTTTGCATAATAACATAAAAACTTAGGTGATGTGTTTCTGTAATCCACATTTAAGAACGTACCCCAAAATGAGTTAGCAAATTCAGTTGATCCTTCACTTCTTGGTACAGGATTTTTCTCTGCGTCTTGTGCGTTATAGAAATTAGCATAAGCAGGTAATGGAAAATAAGTAAAATTATTTTGTGATAATATTGTTGACACAATATCTAACATATTATTTTTATATAATGAACCTTCAATCAAATCTTTAATTTTGAAGATATCAACATAAACTTTTTGTCCAACGTCTCTACTTGCCCTATCAAATAATAAAACATCTTCAAACATTGTTTTTGATTTAAAGTCACCACCTGCAACCCAAGTATCATTAAACGCTTTGAATGTTTCCCACATCTCAACTCTTGTTTGTTCTCCCTCAAGTTGTGACTTATTACCTTTATCACCTTCTATTGTAATATTTGGTAAACCAGCTCTCACACCTGTCATTAAATTAGAAATAACATTTTTTAAATAAGTTTCTGATTTATCAAGATATTCGTCCATAAGACCATAAAACTTAAAACCATCAACACTATTACCTAAATTTTGTACAATAGGAAGAGTGGTAGTAGTTGTTGTCACTTGTGAAGGAGTTACATTAACAATACTAATAATAAATTGTGGGTCATTAGGTGTTGACGCTAAACCCGTAGGGTATTGACTTATAATAATTGCATCAACAATAGGAGCATTTAATGGGTATAACGATGCACTTACAGGTTGTCCTGTAAATAAAATTGTTCCATTAGTGTCTTTATAAACACCATATTTTTGTGGCCCAAATTTATACACAGAAATTGTTTTAGTATCTTTAAGTGTCACAACCATTAATAGATCACCAGGTGTCTGAGGACTTGGTGCGGGTGTCGGTACAGGGTTTGGTATTACAACGTTATTTGTTGGGACTTTAAAATTATTAAGTTTCTGAGTTGCATATAACATAATCAACGGAGCAAAATCTTTAACATTTTTTTCAGTAAATTGTACATTCAAATCAATAAAGAAATCCGTTATATATGATCCATTATCAGAATACACTAACTCAGGTATTTCGGAAAATCCAACATATTTCTCCAACGTTTTCCATGTTTCAGGGTTTGCAATTTTAGATTGAGCTAATGTAATGGTTCCACCATTTGATGGTAAACTACCTGTTGTCCCTTGATTATATCCCTGATAAGATACAGGATCAATTAAGAATTTAGTGGAGAATGTTAAAAATGTTCTTCTATCAAACATAGATGGGTTACCCATTTTCAATACAACATTATATTCTAAGAAATTAGTTAGTATCCCTTGGAAAGTTGTTTTTTGTTTTTCTATAACAGAATTAATCATCCCCTCAGAATTAAGGGTTGTTGGTTTCTCAACAACTAATAACTCTCTCATTAATAATTGGAAGTTTTTATATGATCTTTCGGACTCTGTCTCAACATCTTTATCACTTGGAACTAATGTTTTATAATCATAAATTGATCTACTAAAGTTCAAGAACTCTTGTTCAAAGTAATCTAATACTTCCGTATCAAATGTTGTAAACATTTCCGATATTTTATTGTATTTTGTAATATCACCATTTAATGAAAAATTCTGTTGTGTTTTCTTATCTGTTAATATTTCTTTTAAATATGAATCAGGATTTGGTTTTGAAATTTTAGTATTATCAAAATAACCATAGTTTGGAGAACCCCAAAATAATCTAACTGATCCGTTAAAGACCGCAGGATTACTAGAAACCTCTACTTTCATTTTGTTATTTTTAAAACACTCCTCTTTTGTTTGATTTTTTGTATAACCAAAAGACGGCATTATAAAATATTTATCACCTTCAGTCGTTTTAACTATTGTTGACCAAGGTGTTATTTGTAATGATCTATCATTATCATTAGGATCAAAACCACTTATTTCAGTAATTTTACCTGATGAATTTGTTGTCATCACCATTTTACCATCATTAATTAATGTTTGGATTTCAGTTTGTGAATACCCCCCTGTTGCCGAATTAGTAACATAAAAAATATTTGGTGTAACCACAGTAAAGTTTTCTCCTGTAAGTGTTTGGGATATATCAACAACATATTGTCCAACACCTCCTGTAGTACCACTCACTTGACTAACAATTTTAGTTCCAAGAGCAAGAGTTGGTCCTGAAATAATTTGACCTACAGATAATGTACCACCGGTAAACGTTAAAACGTCCATTGTTGTTCCATTAACATTACACGTACCATTTAATATTGATGTATTTTGAGATATATCAACAACATATTTACCAACACCTCCTATTGTACCATTTATTTGGGATACAATTGTTGTATTAACATCTACTGTTGGTCCGGCTAATATTTCGCCAGGAGCCAAGTTATTATCATTAATAGTATAAACGTCTAATATTGTTCCAACAATACTACAAGTACCATTTAATTGTGTTGACCCCGAAAATAATTGTAATCCTTGTAAGAATACATTCATATCATCATACAACTTAGGGAAAAACCCTGTGTTCATAGTTGTTGAATTATATGCAACTAAGTTTGGTGTTGCACTTACTGTATTTTCTAAAACTATATTGTTTTGTAATCCTTCAATATTCAAAGAATAAACTTTTGTTGATGCTGATGTTACGGGATCATAATTACCTAAATAATCAAAATCTTTCCAAACTTCATCTAATATATCTACTCCAGTATCATTCCAAGTTTTATATCTATGCCAAATTGATCCGTATTTAACAACCCAAGCGTATGGTAATTTATGTACCGCTCCGAATTTTTTAATGGTTGATAAGATATAACTTAAATCATTAGGTTCGTTATATGACCTATATTTTTCTCTAAGACTTGCTAGTGGTAAACTATTCAAGAATAGATATGCCGCTTGTTTGTACGATGATAAATCATTTGGTTTATATCTAAAATTATAAACACCATTTTGAATTGCGTTTATAAAATAAGGTGTGTTCAATATTGAGGTCGTTTGAGTATCTGTAACAAACCCATCATAATTAGTGTAATTTAAATTACCTTCAGTCGTGAATTGTTCCTCAATTTTTCTAGTATTATAGAATGTTTTGAAATTAGAAGTGTCAATATTTTTAGTAAATACGTCTGCCTTATAATTAAAATTGGTTATAGGTCTTTTCTTATCATTAGTATCGTCGTTATTAAAATTACAAATTGTTTTATGTGTTGTATTGTAAGATAATACGTCTTTAGTGTTATAAGCTAAATTAACATTTTGAAGTGCCTTTCCATCTGCAAGATAATTCTGACACCAATTAAAATTAGTAATAGGATACATATCAGAAAAATCAAATTCATTACTAGAGGTTTGATTTCCTATGTAGTCTATTATTTTTGATTCTTCAGTTAATGAAACATTTGGTTGAGATCTTTCATTTGTTAGAATTTGTTGATTAAATAATTCAAAAGGTACGTTAGCGTTATTCTTAAGGTAATTTATCGTAAATTCTCCTCTTATAAATTTTTGCCAACTTTCACCTTCTCCTTGATTTGAAATGTGTCTTAAAAATGTTAAGAAATTATTTTGATCAATTAAGTATCGTTTTAGTTTTTGAGTTAAAAATGGATTATCATTACCTAAACTCTTAAGTATATTAATCTTTTCGTCTTCTGCCTCAACCATAAAGATACTCGCATCATACCCTGATTGTCTATTTAATTTAGAATAATAAGTATTAACCATAATCCTTTCATAAATCTCATAAAAGAACTTTATCTCTTCTTTGTTCTGAAATACCTCATTTGTTACCGGAAAATCTAAAGCATTTAAACTTAATCTATCTGGTCTTGTAAGTACATTAGACTGATCACCAACATCATCCTTATCCGCTTCCCTTTGAGTATAACCTTTAATAAATTCCTCAACAAATTCAACTTCAGGCCATATTTCAGGAATATACGCCTTTGTCATGGTTGAAATTGATTTGTCTCCGGGATAAACAATTTCAAATTTCTCTTGTTTATCATCACCTAAACTTTCTTTAATAACTTGAGGCCAAGGATAAATTGGTTCATTATTTTGGGTAGATGATTTAACATCCACACTCAATGCACTACTATTACTACCAAAAATTGCTTGTCGTCTGTATTTATTTTCCCTTAAATCCCAAGCTTTAGAATGAACATCATCCATTAAACGAATAAACGCCTCACCTTGTGCAAAGAAAACTGCCAATATGTTTCTAATAGATGGTTTAAATCCTACACCAGTGTCTTTATTACTTAATTGTTCATTAAGATTATCTGTAATTTTTTCTTCAATTTCTCTTCTAAGTTTTGATGATTCTTTGGCCGCTTTTTCTGTTATATCAATAAAGTGATCAGTACCTTCAAATACAAAGAACTTAGTTCCAGGTACAATTGAGTTAGTCGCAATAAACGTATCTAATTCAGTTTTTGTCTTTGCAGGTTTGCCGTTTCTTTCTTCATACGTTTTTTCAAAATCAATATCCGTAAGTGGGTTAATTTTTGAATAACATTTTTCTACAGTTGCGTTTATAGGTACTTCACTTTTTGTGATTTTACCACCAACAGTATAACTACCATTTTTCCCGGCAACACTATTACTTTCAAGTAATTTTTGGTATTCAGTAAAAATACCAGCCAATTTAGTTTCGGCCTCAGCTTGTTTGTTAGGATCCGAATAGTCTTTCTTATACGTATAAACAACTTCCTTAGTGTCTTTTAAACTATATGAAGTCGTTTTATCCATGTATGTTTCAAACCATGAATCACCATAAAAAAATACTTTTTTCTGAAATTCTGTTAATTGAGTTTGAAAATTATCTAATTCTGTTATTGAACCCAAATTTTCTTTGGTGAATTTTTCTAATATGTCTTTAATAAATCTATCTAAACGAGCCTTTAATTGTGTAATTGTTATCTCAGGAAAATCATCGTCAATTAAACCTTTTGATTTATATTCAGAATATAATTCTTTCATCTTTTGATAACCTCTACTAACTTGTTTTGCCGACATTTTATCAAGGTTAGACCCTGCAGGTGTGTTTGTACTTGCTTGTACAGTTGAAACAAAATTATTATACATATGAGGTACCGCCATCATAGCTCCCCAATTCACATAAGACATTACCGTATACTTATAACCAAAAAACTTCAATGTAATCTTAAAGTTACCTGTTGTATTATCAAAGTTTGATGTAAACGATTGTAACATTAATGGTAATCTAACTGCCTTACCGTAATATCCCTTTAACGTTAAATAAAACATTGGGTATGGTAATTGGAAAAACGCAGAATAAGGTGAATTGTTTCCACCTTCAAATAACGCCCTTCCTTTAACGTCTACTAAGTTAACCGTTACGGTAGGTAAGAAACTTGTATCAATAGCAACCTGTATGTCAGTTATTCCTAATAAACCATTGTCAACCGCACCAGGAGTACCATTTGAATACGTACTCTGTGTAAGATAAAAATCGTCAGATTTGTTTGGGTTTTGAACTGCATTTAATTTTGGTTGGTTTACCCCTTGACCCTGTAAAGATCCTTTACCGGTGATTTCATCGGTATATCTGTTATCCATGAACGTTTTGTTTCCAGGATTTAAAAAATTAATCTTACCAACGGAAACAGTTCTAACGGAATCATTCAATGCCGACCCTAAGGCTAATTTAGTTCTTGGTAATACATTACATTCAAGATTAGCATAAAACACAAGATTCTCATGTTTAACTAATCTATCACCAACTTTACCTTCACTATCTACAATTTTATTTGGGTCTATTAAGGTAATGTTATCATAATCAAATTCCACTAATATATTTTCACCTTTATCTACCATAATAGAAGTAATAATTTTCTAATTCGTTTTTATAATCCTGTAATGATTTAACAAGGGGGAATGGTATTGTTAAAATTGCTCCATC